GATCATAAGCCCAATGTATCGAAACGCATCTGCCCCGTGGGAATAATGGTCGTGCAATGGGTTGCGGCTGAATTGCCCCGTGTCTGGGTCAACCTCGTACCTGTAATGTCTCAGGCAAGCCAGCCCATCGGCGGTGTGTTCGCGGTCAAAGTAACAGTTCGGGAATATCGTCCTGGCGGCGTTGATGGAGTCCAAAATTGGCACTCTGGGCAAGATGGTGGTCTTGTACCCTGCCGCCCTCACAATGTCATCAATTGACCGCCCCGCCGCCGCCAAAGTCTTGTTTTCAGCGTCATGGGGTAACCAAACGGTATCGTAGACATAACCATATGTCTGCATGGTCGCCAAGTAATAGCTGATGGTTTTCTGGGCATCCTCAATGTATCGGATTAGCCTTGTCTCCATCCCCACAAACTGTAAGAACCAGATGGCGGTGCTATCCGACCAACCTAAATCAAACACCGCATGGACGGGTTTGGTTGCGTCATAGGGCACTTTGGTGATGCGCCCATCCTTCTCAGCCTGTTGCATTTCCTTGGCAAAGATAGCCCCATCAACAGTCTGGCGGCATAGCCCTTCCCAGACTTGGTTGTAGGCTTCTTCATCTCTTTGCTTTAGCGAGTCTTTTTCCAGGCGCAGGGTTTCGGGAAACCAAGGGTTGTCAGACCAGTTCACCCGCATGGTGATGCAATCCTCTGGGGGGTTTGCCACAAACCGTTGATAGGTTTCGTCTGTTTCCAACTCAGGATTGAATGAAATCCATATCTCAGAACCGTCCTTGCGGATGGTTGGGATTAAGATGTTCCACGATAAACGGCTAGTGGTTTGGGCTTCCTCAACCCAGCAAATATCCACCCCTTCATAAGATTTGATGTTTGACACATTATTCTTTAGGCCCACAAAGCTAAATTCTGTGCCGTTGCGCCCCCTGATGCTGGCCTGGGTGATCTCATAGAACCCCAGCAATCCAAGGCTTTCAATCTGGTCGCACAGCAGCTTATGAACTGAATCCCTGATGCTTGTCTGGAACTCTCGGGCGCACAGGATGCGGATGGGGTTCTTTGCCCCCAGGATAAGCAATGCCCTGGCTATTCCCCAAGACTTTGCCCCGCCCCGCCCACCATAAAGGACTTTGTAGCGTGACTTCTGAAACAACCCTTGCAGCTTGACAGGGAACTCTGCCTTTGCAATGGCATCTTGTACATCAGTCATTCGGGCTTGATGAATGTGACTTGAATCCCACCCAGCAATGGCGACCCATCAGCGTTTTCAATGGTCGTTGCCTGTATTGCCTTGCCGTCTATCCTGTCGATGATCTCTTTAATGGCCCAAGGTTCACCCGCTTCGGCTTGGCTTACCAACTGTTCGGCAATCCCCCTAAGTCGGTGCGGCTCAGTAGTCAAAACAAGGCGCAACTTGTCATAGAACATCCTGCTTTTCGCAGCGTTCTGGTTACCTACTTGTGCGCCTCGCTCTGCCATTTGATTCCAATCCTAAGTCTTTGTTGTTACTTATTAAAAATGTCAATTGCGAAATATCAAATCTTTAATTGGCACATCATAACTTTGCAACGGAAATTCTGCTTTTCTTTGCTCGTCAGTCATATTTCTGCGTTTCTGTACTGCCCTTGCTTCAGCCTCACCAGCCAAGCGCCTATAAGATTCAAATGGCTTGTCAGCAAGCCGTGCCGCATCCCTAGCTGCGTCCAGTTCTTTGCCCGTTCCCACTCGTTCTAGTGCGGCAAATGCCCCTGGCTCGGGGCTTCTTTCAAAAAGTTTCTCAAATCTTTGCTTGGCTTCCAATTGGTTCAAATTTGAACCCCGCATCAACTTGTCAATGATTGCGGCATCTTCCAGGGCTTTGACGCTAAAAACATCATTTGGCTGAAACAAGCCAGGATTGCCGCCTCGGGCAAATCCTTCTCTTTGTTGCACACCGTGTTGCAATTCATGTAACGCCACACTTCTCTGCGCCATTTGACTTGGCCCTGCAACTGTAATTTGCGGTGTTTGAAATGTGCCGCTTCTTCCTGGCATTAAATTTCCACTTGGAAGTTCATCCGCGTACATCAATGTTCGTGCTTGCCCTGCTTGGGGATAGGCTTTATACAGTTCTTCATGTTCTAACGCTTGGCTCATTGGCCCTTTGAATTGCTTGTTTGCTTTAATTTGGTTAAAGACTTCATCAGTGATCTTTGAGGCTTTATCGCTAATTTCTTGTCGCCATTGCTTATCTGGGCCTCTAAATGTACCTGTCTGTTCCCAAATTTCTTCAGCGGTTTTACCAGCCTTTTCCAATTCTTGCGCTTTTACAGCGTTTATTTTGTTAAAAGTGGCTGAATTTGGGCCTACAAATATACCCGCAGGGTTGTATGCCTGTGCCAGCGTGTTTCTTAGCCCCATTTCGGCCTGTGTTTGCTCTGGCGTGGGTTGCTGGCCTCTGGCCTGGGCAATTGTGTAATCAGTCGCCAGTGCGTGTTTCTTGTTGAATTCCCGTGCATTTTCGTTTGCGGCAAACAACATCTGTTCTAGGCTTGTCCCAGGATTCTGGACAAAATCCGATGATTTGCGCTTGAACGTGTTTAATGCGCTATAAATGTCAGCAAGGGTGGGCATTTACTTCTTCTTCTTTGTGGGCTTCTTAGCCTCTTTCATGGCTTCCCGCTGTACTGAATAGCCAATAGCCACCGCTTGTTTGGGTGGCTTGCCAGCGGCGATCTCTGCCTTAATGTTGGCCTTCAGCGCCTTGGGGGTCATGCTTGCTATCAGCGGCATTTGCCTTCTCCTTGGATTCTTGGGCCAGCTTTTCTTGTAAGGCTTGCTTCAACTCGGTGTTTTCTCTGAAAAGGGCAGCGGCTTGCGCCATAGCGGAATCCCGCTGCCCCTCTAGCATCTCAACCAAAAGCTGAATTTCTGGGTTTGGATGCTTCAACATTTACGCTGCGCTAGAACACATGAGGTAGTAAGGCGTACCGTCCGATGCCACAACCTTCAAAGTCTTGGCGATGGTGGCAGTGCTTGTTACAAACAAAGCTGCGGGAATGTTAAACAAGTTGGGAACCGTACCCGTGCCGCTGTTGGTGAAACGAATGAATGATGTATTCGTCCAAGTACCGCCAGATGCAAAGTTGGAATCCGCTTGAATAGCCGCCAATGTGCCGCCTGGGTTGGTGGATGTACCGCCCAAAGTAGCTCGTAAAGCATTGCCAGCGCCAGAAATAGTGCCAGCGCCATTAACGCTCAAACTCAGGTGTGCGCCATTGATCGTTCCACCAGTGGCAGCACCTGCGCCCGTCACAACGCTAAACGCTCGGATGGTTTCACCGCTACCAGTGCTGCTAAACGTCAGTCTCTGGTAAGTCAAACGGGTGTCGCCACTTGCGGCGCTGGTCGTGGCATATGCCCCGTTGATAATGCCGCTGGTCGTTACAGCTACTGGGACAGTTGAATTACCAACTTGAACTGAAACGAACTCTGGGTCTGCGTAAGCTACGCCTGTTGCAATTGAATTTGCCATGATATTTCCTTTATTTCTTCCAAAAGGGTTAACAATTCCAGCTTTTTAGACTGGCCTTAGCCCGTTCTGCTGGGCCTTTAGAGTGTTTTACCACCCCCTCCATCCTAGCGCAAAAACTGGCTTTTCGTCCAGCATCTGCCTTGGTCTTGGGGTTTGGGGCTGGCGGCTTTAAGTTTGAATTGTTCTTGGCGTTGTACTCTGCACGGCCTTTGGCGGTCATTCCCGCACCTTTTTCGGTGGGGTTGTAGGTTTTCCCCTTGCCCGTGGTCTTGTGGGGGATGGGCTTGTCGTGCTTTGCCATGATTACTTCTTTTTGGCGGTTTTGGCTGATTCTTTGAATGCTTGGGCAGTTGGTGCGCCCTTTGCCCCTGGCGACCTCATGCGCTCGGGCGTTTTACCCGCCGCCTTTTGGCGCTCTATGCGTTCTTGTTTAGCGTGAATGTTGGCGTAAAGCCCAGGTTTAGCTGCCATTTTTAAGTCTCCACAACGGCGCAAATGTCCGCTTCTTGAATGATTTGATAATCCTGCCCATCAATTTTATGGGTGGGCCATTTTAAGTAATCCCCGTTTCCATACTTGATGAAGTCGCCAGCTTGAACGCCCTCAACATTTGGGCCAACCGCCACAACCGTTCCCTCGTTAAAGGGTTCTTTGTTGTCAATGTAGATTATGTCGGAGATATGCCGCACTTGGGGGCGCACCACCACCCTGTCAAACAGAGGCTTTAGCATTTGCTTTCCTCTCATATTTGCGTTTTGGAGGCGTGATCTGATCGGTGGTTATGTCGTACACAGGCAAGGCGACTAAATCAACCTTAACGTCCTCTGTTTCAACAATCAGATGCTGACCGCACCAATCTTTTTCGTGCTTGTTCACCTGTTGCGGATTGAACCGACAGATGCCCATGATTTGCTGGGCGCGAAAATACTTGCAGTTCCCGCAATTAGAATCCATTTCAGCCATTCAAAACCTCCTTTTTTGTCTGGTCAGTAAGCCCTGCCGTCTTATTCACGGTGGGGCTTACGCTTTATTGGCAAGACTTGCGATTGTGAGTGTAGCAAATGCCATTTGATTTGCCACCAGTGCATTCATTGCCGCCAGACATTTTGTTCGTCATGGCATTAGGAATGTTGTTTTTTACGCTGCCGTTTGACTTCATGTCAGGGGCAGGGTTGCCAGCCATTTTTGCTTTATTGCCATAGCCAGCGGGTTGGTTTTTGTCCATGTGGTTCATGATTTCCTCATTTCAAGGTTAAAAGATACAGAGTGGAATTTATCAGATCAGCAATTTCATCAACGATGTTTTGCAATTCTGAGTCTTGGGGGATTTCTTCTCGCGCTTCTTGCACAAACCCTTTTAGCTGGGTCAGATACTCATGCGGTGTGTCTTTGGGGTCGTGCAGTTCATCAGGAAACTTCTTCATCCTGGTGTCGTACCGCCCTTGGTAACTTTCTGCAAGACTGTCAGCCAAGTCTACGATCTTGGGGTAAAACTTGCCCAGCGCCTTGTGGGTGGCGTACTCAGTCGTTTGCAAATGCTGAAAGTGCGTGATTGTTCCCGCATGAAACAGCGTGGCGACAAATTCGGCAACTTCTTCGTTTTTCATGCGTGAACTATATCAAAAAAAAGGGGGCGAACCCCCAAATATTGGCAACTGCTACCAACACGGCTGGGGACTGCCTTGCAAGGATGGTTCAAGTTACGGCGAACCACAATCCCCATGCGTGTAGGTTGTTGGTGGCTACTGGGCCAGTCAATTCACCACCGCAATCTGCAATGGAACCACCAACATTTAGATTTTCGCATCAGGCAAAGGAATGTCAATAGGCCAGAAGTCTCGTATTGCATCAATTGTCCTGTGATGGGCCTTTAGCCACATTTCCTGGCGTTCCTGGCGGCTTAAATCCTTGCCTTGGTCAATTTCGTAATGACAAGCCAAACACAGCGCAGCGACCAAATTGTCATCAGCTTTGACCCCACGGCCCTTGCCGCCGCCCCAGTTTGTGTGCGCCGCTTGCACCATATTGCCCGACCCACAGGCTTGACAGTCAAGGCTTGCCACCAGTTTCAGCAGCTTTTTTGACCTGACGTATGAATGTTTTTCGATCAACGATTGTCTCCAATGTGGAAAACCTGTGGAAATTTGCACACTCTAGCCGCCTTCTGCGGGTGTTGCCTGTGGATATTCTAGATTCTTTGACAATTGTCCACGTTCCGCATTCTGGACACTTCAAAACATCACCTCTTGGATTGCATTAGGTTGTTCAACAAACATATCCACTTGTTTTGATGCTTGCTCTATGCGCTTGCAAGCAATTTCAAAATATTTTGGCTCACGTTCAATTCCTATGAACTTGCGGCCCATCTGAATTGCCGCCACCCCAGTTGTGCCGCTTCCCATAAACGGGTCTAGTATGGTTTCAGCTTTTGGGCATAGTTCAATTACCCATTTCATAACGCCTATTGGTTTTTGTGTGGGGTGGTAGCGTTCTTCGTTTCCTTGTCGAATCATTCCATTCCACCGCCATTGCAACCGCCGAACAGCTTTGGGCCAATTTGTCCAAGCAAGTTCACAATCAGCAAAATCATTATCACCATTCAACTTGTCCCAAACCAGCCAACATGATGTTGGGGGCAAAGTAAAGTAATTGCCCCCAAAAAATGCCTGATATTGGCCTTTTGTGCGGATTAGATCAATTAATTTATCAGATGGTGGGGCTTTATCCCAATCAAAATCACCATAATCACGCTGATCTGCCAATGCTTTTGAGTTTCCATTTTTTCTTTGTCTAGATTCAACTTTTTTACTGCTTTCATTTATTCCATAAGGCGGATCAGTAATTACCGCATCAACCTTTGGCAAGGTTGGCAGAATGTCCATGCAATCACCCAAATAAAGGGTGCAATTGTTGATTTCTACTTTCATTGGTGCGCCCTGTCTTGCATTCGGTTTGTGGCCTCTTTTGTTCGCCAAATCTCAATGTCTAACCTTGATGCCTCAATCTCCCAGCGTAAGGTTTCCTCCTGGGCTATTGCCGCCGCCAGCCCTTTCAGCAAAGTGTGATATTCGGGGTCTGCATAGGCTTCCCTCTCCTGTGCGTTTGCCGCCTCGTAGCCCATTTGCAGGGCATCTTTCATCAAAAGGGCTTTTTTAGACTTGCGGAATTCCTCAAGATACACCCGCTGGGCTTTGGCGTCGCCATAGGCTCGAGCTTTTGCGCGAATGTCTTGGGCGGCTTCTTCTGGTTTCATTTCAAAACTCCGATCATGCGTAAAGCCCCATCAGGGCCGTCAATCCTTGCCAATGTACCTCCGCGCCAACTTTCAAAAAAGTCCGCTTGCAAGGCCGTTAAACGCCTTT